ATACGAGGCGACGATAAGTTTCACGAATGGGCAACAGAACAACCTGAAGCAATTCAAAGTTGGATCTATGAAAACCCAGACAATGTTACTTTAGCTATCAAAGCTATTGATCTTTATAAAATGGAAACCGGAATCACTACTAAGTCAAGAGCTAAGACAAAACAGTCACAGCCTAAGTCTTCGGCAGCAGATTTTGTATCTACTAAAACAACCAGTGTAGATACTAAAGAGCCGAGGATTTGGAGTGAACGGGAAATTGCTGCCCTTTCTATGAAGCAATTCGATAAATACGAAAGTGAAATTGATGAAGCTATAAGGGAAGGTCGCGTAGTTCCCTAATTAAATTGTCTTTTTTAGGAGTAACATAACATGGCTTATAACCAATCAGATCAGTTTTTTGAGCCGAGTACAGATACCAATGCTAACTTTGGTAACTCTGTATCAGGTCAAACAAACTCGTTTTTCCTTCCGTCGGTTTATTCTAAGAAGGTTTTAAACTTCTTCCGTAAATCTTCTGTTGTAGAAGCAATCACTAACACCGATTATTCCGGTGAAATTACAGCTTTTGGCGATTCTGTAAAGATCATCAAAGAACCTGTAATCACAGTATATCAGTACGAACGTGGTGCTGATGTAACAGCAACTAAATTGACTGACCAAGAAACTAGCTTGGTTGTTGATACAGCTAACGCCTTTAAGTTCATCGTAGATGACATTGAAACTTCTATGTCTCACGTTAACTTTAAAGAAGTTGCTGCTTCATCCGCTGCTTACGCACTGCGTGATGCCTTCGATGAAGGTGTAATTGCTACAATGTTTGCAGGCGTTTCTGCTTCTAGCCCTAACCATATCCTTGGTAGCGATAGTGCTACTGACCTGGCTGCTGGCACCTTTGATGGTACTGGTAACTTGGACATTGGTTTTGGAACTGATGAGCATGATCCTCTTGATATCATGGCTTACATGGCCCGTCTTCTTGACGAACAGGATATTCCTGAAGAAGGACGTTGGTTCTTGGCTCCCCCTAGCTTTTACGAGCAGTTGGGACAGTCAAGCTCTAAGTTGATGTCTGTTGACTTCAATGCTGGTCAAGGCTCTATCCGTAATGGTCTGGTATCTTCCGGTAAATTACGAGGCTTTGATATGTACAAGTCTAACAATGTTGCTACTCCGTCTAACGCAGCAGGTAAGGTACTTGGTGGACACATGAGTTCTACTGCCACGGCACAGACCATCACAAGCACTGAGGTTCTTCGTGACCCAGATAGCTTTGGTGATATCTGTCGAGGCTTGCATGTGTACGGCGCTAAAGTATTGCGTTCTGAAGCTATGGTTTCAGCGTTCTACGGTATCGACTAAGTAAGTGATTAGAAAAGGGGGTGTAAAAAGCCCCCTGATCTTTTTAAAAAGGAGAAGACATGGCTGTTTTAGGAAGCGACTCTAAGCCTTTAATGATTAAAGGCAACCGTAAAGGAAAAACATTAGGCGCTACCGGAAGCTGGTATAAGCCTGAAAATCAAGAAAAATATAAAAACAATTGGGATATAATTTGGGGTAACAAAGAAGCCCCCGCCACTAAATCAAAGGCAGTGTAAACGATGGCTACAACCTTTTTAGATTTAACAAACGAACTTTTGAGAGAACTCAATGAAGTTACGTTAACAAGTTCAACATTTTCAGATGCGGTTGGTGTACAGCAACACGTTAAGGACTCACTTAATCGTGCATATTTTGATATTATTAATGAAGAACCTCAGTGGCCTTTTTTATCTGTTTCTGATAGCGGTGGAACAGATCCAATGTATGGCAACGTATATTTAGAAACAGTAGCTGGGACTCGATGGTATGAATTAAAACCTGCTAGTTCTAGCATTACAACAGATTATGGAGCAGTAGATTGGGATCATTTTTATCTTACTACTGTAGGTGTTAGCGGAGAGACAGCCCCTTATGATGATGGGAACCTACGTTTTATGACACTAGAAAACTGGAAAGATTTTAGGCAAACTTCTGAAAACTTAGATGATGCAGACACTCAAAGCTATGGCAAACCTAATGCGATGATCCGAAGCCCTGATGGGCGAAAGTTTGGGCTTAGTCCTATACCAGATAAAGTATATCGTGTTTGGTATTTTGCCTGGAACCTTCCTACGCGACTAAGCGCACATGGTGATGTCATAGTATTCCCCGATGTCTACGCAACTGTCCTCATGGCAAGAGCTAGATATTATATATGGCAGTTTAAAGATAACCCGCAAGCCGCTGCTTTTGCACAAGACGATTATAAAAAAGGACTGCGAAGTATGCGGTCTAACTTAATGTCTCCTGCGCCTATGTATATCTCAGATGACCGAATGAGATTCGTATAGTATGGCAGCTTCGCAACCTTATGGTGTTTCATGTAAAGGTGGGTTAAACACAAACCTAAACCAACTTGAGATGCTCTCACAGCCAGGATTAGCTACAAAGCTTATAAACTTTGAAGTTGACGCAGACGGTGGCTATCGCCGTATAAATGGCTACGCAGCCTTTGGTGACACTCGTCCTAATGGCTCTAACGAAATACTGGGCCTTTCAGTATATGCTGATGGACTTATAGCTTGTTCAGGCGATGGAATCTTTTTTAGCCCTGATGGAGAAGACGCTTGGCTACAGCTTAACAGAGCTAGTGTTGCAGGCGGCGGAGATGACTACACAGCCTTTACAGGCCGTAGCATGGACGCAAGAACTTCACAGGCGCAAACATCTTTTACAATCTTTGAAGGCAATACAGACTACGGACAGATCGTTATTACTGATGCAGTGAATAAACCTTTCTTATTCAGCATGACAGGGACAGGCGGCTTAACTACTCGTACATTCTTTGCAGAAGAAGTCACAGTAAGCGGCACAACAGCCCCCACAGTATGCGCTATCCACGACCAACACTTAGTTGTTGCAGGAGCGCCTACTGCTAAAAACACAGTTTTTTATAGTACGCTTTTAGATCCTAGTAGCTTTTCGGGTACTGGTTCAGGAAGCATTTTATTGCCTGACCAAGTGGTTGGTATTAAAAGCTTCCGTAGTGATCTTATTATCTTTTGTAGAAATAGCATACACAAGCTTATTAATATTAATGATGCTAACAGCATTGCTATTGTACCTATTACACAAAACGTAGGTTGCTTGAGTTCACACAGCATCCAAGAAATTGGCGGTGACTTAGTATTCCTTAGCCCAGACGGTATACGTTCTGTTGCGGGTACATCAAGAATTGGTGACGTTGAATTAGGATCAGTTAGCCGTCAGATACAATCTATTATTTCAGCTATAGCAAACTCTATAAACGCATTTAATATCACAAGTTCAGTCCTAAGAAGTAAGTCACAATACAGATTGTTTTACAACACAGACGGTGGCTCTACTGCGGCGGCTAAAGGCATTATAGGAACACTGACCGCTAATGGTTTTGAGTGGGCAGAAACGCTTGGCATACAAGCAACTGGCTTTGCTTCTGGCTTTGCGGCTACCGGCGTTGAGAAACTTTATCATGGCGACAATCAAGGCTATGTTTATAACCATAACGTAGGAAATAGTTTTTCTTTTGGCGGAAACCTTTTAAACATTACTGCTCAATATCAAACACCACACTACGACTTTGGCGATGTAGGAACACGAAAGACAATGCACTATGTCAAGCTTTCTGTAACTCCTGAAGGCGAAGTTTCTCCAGTATTAAGAATGAGATACGATTACGAAGATACGACAATACCACAGCCGCCAGAATATGTTTTAAATAACATCCCAACACCTTCACTGTTTGGTCAAGGTCTTTTTGGATTAGCTGTATTCGGCGCAAGTTCTGACCCAATGCTCCGTCAAGCTGTCCAAGGTAGCGGCACTGTTTGTAATTTCCAAATTAAAAGCTCAGATCAAAAGCCGCCTTACGCAATTAATGGCATCTATATAAATTACGTCCCATCAGGTAGGAGATAACCGAATGGCAGGAACAAGTTACACTAGACAGAGTACGCTTACCGATGGCGATACAATCACAGCAGCACTTTTTAACGCAGAATACAACCAATTAGTTACTGCATTTTCCTACGCCTCTACAGGCACGACAGGACACCAACATGATGGTGGAGCAGCAGAAGGCGGCAACATTGAAATTATTGGCGATCAAGACTTCTTAAACAAGATAGTTGTTGATAGCACTAACAACCGTTGGAGCGTTTATGTAGAAGTAGGCGGCAGCGCGGTTGAGCAAGTACGCATTGAAGATGGCGTAGTATATCCAGTAACCGACAGCGATGTAGACCTGGGTACAAATGCTTTGCGTTTCAAGAACGCATACATCGACAGCCTCACAGCTACTGGCAACCTTACTATCGGTGGAAACATTGACGTAGACGGCATAGTAGAGTTTGACGGCTTGTCTGGTACAGGGTCTGTTACAGTTACGGATATTTTAGACCAAGACGATATGTCAAGTGATAGTGCTACAGCCCTTGCATCTCAGCAAAGTATTAAAGCTTATGTAGACGCACAGCAAGATACTGTTGATACATTCGGCGAAGTGTTAGCCCTTAGCAACACTACTGCGGGTACAGATATCTCTGTATCGACTGACGATAAAGTCCAATTCAGAGATGCTGCAATTTATATAAACTCTAGTGCTGATGGACAGCTAGATATCGTGGCCGACACAGAAATTCAAATAGCGGCTACAACCATTGATGTCAATGGAGCTATCAATGCAAGCGGTGAAATCATCGCGGCTAGTCTAGACATTAGCGGCAACATAGATGTAGATGGTACTACTAACCTAGATGTCGTTGACATTGATGGCGCTGTGGACATGGCTACAACTTTAGCTGTTGCA